CTGTGCTGAAAACTGGGGTCTGTGATTTAACAGGGGGCCATCGCGCCCCCACCAATCAAGGAGAGAAAAATGGCACGTAGTTTTAAAATATTTGGAATTAAAGACGGTGGCTCAGAGGAGTGGGTCGATACTGTCAGCAGCCCCAAAGCGGGAAAGGCCGCACATGAGGCAATGAAGACGCAAGGCTACTTTGATTACATCCGTTGCCGCGATTGCTTGGGCGGCTTGCGCTTTGAATATAATTTGAAAACTGGAAGGAAGACAGCATGACTATCCCCTGCCCAGAATGTGACCACACTGATTATCACGGCAAGGTCGAAAAAGAAGTCCACCAGCGTTTCGGTGGAACGCTGGAGCCTGTTGGAGAATGGGTCGATTGCGATTACTGTGATGGCAGTGGCGAAGTGGAGGAGGAAGACAATGGGTGAATACGAGTGCATTGACTGCAACGCAGTCTTTCATCTGGAGGAGCCGCCGTTTGACGGCTCTTCGCTGTGCGACGATTGCCGCACGGTGATTAAGTTTCCATCTCTGTCCGATCTGGATCGGCAGTTTGAAGAGCTTGAAAGGCAGAGTGAATTAATCAAAGAGCAGGCCAAGCGGATCAGAAAAATCAGAACCCATCGGACAGGCCCTTTAGAATATCCTTGAGAGTTGGCTTTTGTTTTGAGTTGGGTTGGTAGAGGCATTCGAACTGCTTGGGACACTCACGAAAAGAAAAAGTTGGGTAGTGATAGCCTAGCGTTCCGTTTTTACCTGAATACAAACATACAAGCTCGTCATCATTTTTTACATATTTCCAAAGGTTGCATGTGACATACTCAGGGTTGAGCAACGAGTTGGCCATAATTAAGGGAATTAACGTGTTCATATTACAAGTGACACCATATACACACCGCCACCTAAGATGCCTATGATTAGAATAGACAAGCCAAGTATAGCCATATTGTTTTGAATTTGCCGTTTGGCCTCGTCTTGTGCGAAGGCTGTTTTTTCTCGTTCCGCCCTGATTTCACGGCGCATTCCCAGCATCTCATCGTAAGTTCCAAATCCAAATCTGAGGTCAAGCATGTTCTTGATTTCGACTTCTCGCTCTTTCAGAGTCTTCTTATGGATGAGTATCTGAAGTGCTTCTTCTTCTATAGATTGTCCTTGTGTGGCCCTTTCAAAGAACGTTGGCGATTTTCTTTGGGCCTCTGCGCGATTGATGTCGGCACACGCAGAATACCACGACCCTAATTGTTTGGAAACGCCCTCCAAATCTTGGGCATGTCCGATAATTTTACGGAAACTGGAATATGCCGCACTGGCTACTGCAAACGCGCTTACAGGATCAATCATGGGTTACCACCCCCTAAAGTTAGATTGCAGCCACTGTATCGCGTCTTAGGGGCTGTGAACAGCTATCCTATTGTGCGGCTTGTTGTAGCTGTGCCGCTGCGTCAGGCGTTAAGCTCTGTATAATTGAATTAGCCGCAGGAGACAGGCCAATTTCGGCCTGTGATGCTTCATCTGGCTTGTTGTCTTCCACCGCCATATTATTAATATCTACTAATGCTGATCCAAATGCATTAACATATTCCATTGCATCTTCTCTAAATTGCGAGTCTCTTGATGAAATCTCCATTAATCTGCCCAAATGAAATTTGGCATTATTTGGATTTTTCCCCATCTGAGGCCCAGCTTTGACAAGCCATTTAATAAACTCAGGCTTTGTTAAAAGTCTGGCTGAGACATATGGCGTAAGTAGCGCCCCCACCATCCCAGATGCCGCTGTAGAGGCTGCTCCTGCAATATTTGATGGGTCTGTACCAATCATATACAGACCACCAATTAGGGGGCTGACAGTTGCCACTGTCCCAATGCTTTGCCCAGTGCGGCTATTATTTGCAAATGCATCTGCTGATTTTATGTCATCAAACATTGCAACCAAATTATCTAAGTCTTTTCTGTTAGAGCTTTTGCCAAACAAAGCATCTTTTGCACTGTCAGATAATTTTGAATAATTCGTAATAAACTTAGCAGTTGAGAAATCTTCAATGGCATCTTGTCCAGCGGGATTTGTCATACCCAGCCTGCTTAATATTGATGCTTGTATGTCGCCTCTTTCTGCGGCAGGAATATTTCGCAATATTTTATTTAATTTTGCGCCACCTTCCTTTGTGCCTTGCATCAAAAACGTAAACGCTTGCACTTCATTTTTTTTGTCTCTGTGAAGTTGGTCATATACTGGTTCAACATCAAATTTCTGTCTGTTCTTAGTGTATGTGTCTGCCTTGTTTAATGCTTTTACTGCGTCTTCACCGCCATAATTTACAACGGCTTCATTCATATCGTTAGTCAAAGACTTATAAACAGTTTTTAAATAGCTGACAGCATCGCCGCCGCCTTGCTGCGTCATGCCATCTGTTTTACGGCGAAGATTTGTTCTTAATTGCCTAAGTGTTGAAAGTTCAACGCCACCGCCGCTCATAGAATCTGCGATCAATCTTTCGACTTCATCTAAAGCCGCCCTCATAGACGGCAATAAAGATTCTGGGGCTTTGGATAAATCATCCATAAGTTTAGCACGTAATTCTATAACATTGTTTAATCGACCAGTCGCATTCGGAGCTAAATCATACGCAGTATCATATAATTTGGTTTGATCTCTTCTGAATTTTGCAAGACCTTTTTCAACGCCTGTTTGCAAAATACTTCCAATTTCTCCACCCTCTTGAACAGGACGCCCATACTTGGATGCAATATCTTGTGCAGCTTGTCCTGCCTGTGTTCTAAAGGCATCAAATTTTTCAAATATCATCGGGGCGCTTGTTGGGAAATCGTTTAGTCTTTGCTCCAAAAACATTAAAACTGGAGACTGTGACGCTGTTCCAGCAGAAGGCAATTTTATGCCAAATTTTGCCGCCTCTGCTAATCTTTCTTGTGCAGTGGCTTGGCGTTTTTTTCCAATACCAGCAACAGTACGGGTAACCGCACCGGGAATGCCTTTTACAGCATCAAGTGTTTTTTCAGCAATTTTACCGCCAACAATTTCCATCCCAACATTTGTCGCGGCTTTAGACGTTTGCTCGATAGGCCCACCGCGACTTACTGAAAATGGGTCAGGTAAAAACGCATCCACAGCCCTGTCGTATAATTGACCTCCAGCTTCAGACGCAAGTGCAGCCGCTGCTGGTACTGTGACCGCTTCTTCTGGAGTTGCGATTTGCGGCCCCAATTGACCAGCAACCAATGCTGATGTGCCGCCTATGCCGCCAGATATTGTTGATACAATATCCCTACCAACAGAAACAACATCTCCAAAATCTAATCCTTTTGGATTATAAAGAGTTTTTTGACCCGTTGATGGGTCTGTATAAATAAAATTATCTTCGCCCATTGGGCTTCCAGCAGTTGAAACTGCGTCTGGATAAAATTGTTTTATTGCTTCCAGTCTTCGATCTGGGTCATCAAAATTCCCAACAATTGCACGAACTTTTTTTGGTGCGCCAGATGTTGTATTAATAGTTTTAAATTTAGAGCCTGCCATTTATTCTGCGTCCTCTTCAATTGTACGACCATCTGATAGCTGCTTGTATTTAACACCATCTAACGTCCATTCAGAAACAACAGTTACAGCTTCAGGGGCAGTTTCTGCTTGGCTGGAGACTGAGCTATTCAGAGGAATACCGTGCTTGTTTCTGTCATATGTACCCCTACCTTCGTTTAGCTTACCTTGAGACAACAATCTATTTGTATCTGTAAAATATTGCGCCAATACGTTTAGCTTGTTTTTTGCCTGCTCATCGTTATCAAGAGTTGATGGGTAATATAATGCCATGTAATTATCAACTTCTGCTGGCGGCACAGCCGCACCTGATCTTGCTCTAAGTAAAAGCTCAATAGATCGTTTCATGGCTTGGTATGCAGTTCTCGAATCTCCAGTTAAAGTACCTGATGGCCCCGCACCACCACCGGGCAACAAATTTGATGCTATTGCAGCAAGCCTATTGTATTTTCCATCTTTAAAAAGAATATCAGAAGCGATTTTAACATCAATCATACCCCCATTGGAATCAACAATTCCTTGGGCTGCTTCTTTTGGAATGGACGGGTCTTTTGAACTAAATACTGTGTATTGCTTACCAGCTATCACAACAGTTTGGACTAAAGGTTTTCCATTATTATCATTATCATCATCATCAGTTTCTGCGGTCACAGTCTGTTGTTTTTTTGCAATATCTCTAATTGCATTGGCAACGTCTTCGCCATATGACTGCTCAATAATGTCGTATGCGTCTTTTCCGGGGTTAGTTGCAGTTTTTGAAACCCCATCTTCAACAAAAGTAATTGTTTCGGTTTTAGACATGTCTGTTACATCACTAATAAATTGTGCAAGCTGTCTACTATCGACTGTCCCATCGTTTTGAATAAAAGTATCTACAAAGTCAAAAACTCTACTTGTCATGCGCTCTGTCGCTGTTCCCTGTGGAGCTGCACCAGCAGGCTTTTCGGGCGACCAGCCGTTGTCATCGCTTATCGCAGCGTTGTAATCTTCTTCACTATAAACTGTTAATTCTCGACCATCTTTGTAGACAGTTCTTTTGAACTGAGCAGTCGATCCTGCCGCTGGTTTTGTTCTTGACCAGCCACCACCGCCCTCTCCAATAAGCGTATCAAGCTCCGTCTGTGATCGCGCCACTCTTGAGCTACCATCCTCTTTATACACCGTCACGTCATCAAAATCAGCTGTATTGATACGTCCATATCCATCACGGATTGCTTGATCATATGAATTTTCGTCATATACATCTATTGTAGAGCCGTCATCTTTATACAAAATGCGTTTTGTAAATTTCGTGCCAGTCTTCGGCAAACTGGTAACTCTAACGCTTCCGTCAGTTGGCAATTCAGAAAATTGTTTTGGCGTCAGTGGCGTCTCGACTGGAGTAGTGAAACCACCCTTTCCATCTGATTTAGAAACCATGTAGAAATCAGGCTTACCATAAGTTGCTTTACCAACAGCCTTCGGCTTTAAGCTAGGAGCGATCTGGAGGCCCAGAGAGGCCCGTGCCTGCTTTGCCTTGCGTATTTCTGCGTTCTTGGCAGTCAAGTAGTCCAGAGGGGCTTGCCCAGCACCAAAGGCGCTACCAAGGACGGTAGACCCCGGTTGCGATGCCTGCTTGCCCATTTCCAAAAAGAACCTGAGAGCCGCCTCATATTTATTTGCCTCTTCGGGCATTGGAATAGCCTGATTAGCATAATCAAGCGCAAGCT